TCACTAACTAACAAACAATTGAACACTTTAATGTCGAAGGTGGCGTTGAATGAGAAACCTAAGAAGAAGAAGAAGACGCCGTTTAAGGACGCTGGTTCTATACTCGGCCGTTCCGTTGGAAATTGGCTCGGTCATGGTGAGATTGGTTCCCACCTTGGTGCTTCGGCTGGGTCATTCCTCGGACGGATCCTTGGGAGTGGAGCTTACGCCCTCAAGAAGAATAGCTTATTTGGTCCTCAGGTCCCCGCGATGCATTCATCGAGTGAGACTGTGGTGTTTAGGCACCGCGAATACCTCGGTGATGTGTACGGAACCTCTGCATTTACAAACGCGCGCTTCTCCATTAATCCAGGTCTTGCGACTTCATTCCCCTATCTTTCGTCGATTGCTCGTAACTTCCAACAGTATCGTTTTAAGGGACTGGTTTACCAGTTCAAGAGCACTAGTGCCACCGCACTTGTGAGTGGGACGAACACCGCCATGGGTACCGTGATGATGGCAGTTCAGTATGAACCAAATGCTGCTGACTTTATTAACAAAGAGCAAATGCTGAACGAGATGTGGGCGTCGGACGCGCGCTGTTCAGAGCACGTGCTGATGCCCGTTGAGTGTGCTCCTGGGAAAACCGGTCAGGACCTGTACTATGTTAGGAGTGGGTCGACGACTGAAGACCTCAAGGATATTGATATGGGTATCCTCAACATTGCGACCTATGGTAGCCAGGCGACCAATAATATTGGCGAACTGTGGGTGACTTATGAAATTGAGCTCTGTAAGCCGATTGCCGCATCTATCGGGGGATCATTAAACCCGTATGCGTGGTATAAGAGAACGGCAGTGACAAATGGTGCAGCTCCCCTTGGTGGTAGCTACTCGTCAAGTTTCGACAACATTGGGTGCGGCGTTGGAAGCAATTTGATTGCTTTCCCAAGCGGACTCAGTGGTAAGTACATGATTGTAGTGAACTGGTACTCGGATGGAGCTGATGTTGCATGGGCGCCACCTGCCCTCACATACACTAACTGTTCCAATACTGGCCTTCAGGGTGGGAATTATTATGCCCCGGCCAATACCGCTAACACTAAAGCTGCAATATGGCAATTCGGAGTGCTAATTTCAGATCCTAATTTAAAAGCGTCTATTACCGTTGGCTTGGCTGGTACTTTACCGACCAACGGCAACACAGTATGTATCGTCAACATTGTGCCTGTGGCATACGCCACGACTTAATGATGTTCGCTCGTTACGGCGGGATAATGCTGGCCAATTGGCACTTTGTGCACCGCCACCATAAGGAAGTAGAAGAGGAGATGGTCATGTTACCAGTTTGCGATTTTTATGCCATTTTGCTTTTATCGTTTGTTTTTCTGGTTATTTCTTTGTTCTTCCTTTTATATAAAATAACACAACTCCTGACCACAGTTGTGCCCAAAACTTACAAAAACATTAGTAAAAAGAAAATTATAAAAACATCACCTGTGTTTAATCCAGGCTTGACCACATGTTGGTAGCCGGGTGAGCACAACCCTCGGGTTGGGG